ACAGCCACCACCGTTACCACCTTGACCACCCGGAGCAGATCTATATGTGTTAACATCTCCAGTAGCTCCACCACCACCTGCAGCTCCGGCAGAACCTAAAACTTGTGGTAATAATGTGTTAACATTTGCTGGTGTCCAATATGCATCTGGAAAAGCTGGTCTTGAAGCACCAAATCCACCTGCTAAACCTGCACCACCTGTACTACTTATTGCATTACCACCGGCTCCACCACCAGCACCTTCTTGTGTTTGACCGAAAGCACCTGTACCTGAACCAGATGCAGGTAGTCCATCAATTCCATTAACACACCAACAACTGTTAGTGACATATTGACCGGGAGTTGAACCATCTTCCATGCCTTTTCCGTTACTTGCTATTGTTCCATTAACTGTAAGTGTTCCATCTACACGTAACAAAAGAATACCACCAGCAGTTCCGTTATAACTAAGTGTTACTCCGGAATTAATAGTTAAAGCTGAATAACTTTTTTCTGTACTAATAGCAGTATTAGAAGAAATAGTTCCAACACCATCACTAGAATCACCATAAATGTTAGTAGCACCACCTCCACCACCAACTTCAGTCCATTCAGAACCAGTCCACAACCATTGTTTTTTGGTATCTGTTTCTAAAATTAAAGAACCTGCTGGTAGGTTTGTTGGTTTTGTATCTCCTGATACACAACTTAATCTGCCACCAGCTAAATATTTAATTGCCATTAGTTATTAATCTCCTCTCCGGATGGTCTTTCAACATCATACATATAAGCTATTATATCTCTAGCTCTTGTTGTTCTACATTCAAGACAAAATGATTGTTTACATCTATCACAATATCTACAGTTTTCTGTACTACCACAAAAGTGACACGTTCCACCTGTCCATTCATGAGATATGTTTCCTTCTTCATCATACATGTTACCAGTTTCTCTATCTATATCATGGCTCATAATATTTGTACCTCCACGAATGCACCACCTTTTTTAATTTTACAGAATATTCCATCGTTATTTCCATCAATAACTCTTGAATATATTCTTCCATTGTTTGCAGATGGGTCTGCTGGGGCAGTCATATTTGTAACATCCATATAACCTGCACCTAGTGTAGGACTTGTTAAAGTTTTATTAGTTAATGTTTGAGCATCTGATGTTCCTACAACAGTACCACTTGGTATTGCTTTTTGTGATGCACTGCCATCAATATGTCCACTTCCATCTGATACAACAAAACTAGTTGCTGCTACTCCTGATATTGTGTTATCGTCTGCACTTACTGTTTTATTAGTGAATGTTGTTGTGCTAGCTGGAGTTACTAAGCCTGCTTCTGCTGAGCTTTGATTAATCCAATTAGATGATGAAGCATCCCATGCTAAGATATCATTATCTGCTATAGAGCTTACTGTGAGATTTACTATTCCCCCTCCAAATCCATACCAATAATTTCCTTTTCTTACTAAAATTGTTGGTCTAGTTGTTGAAAGTGTTTCATCTCCATTACTTATAGTTCTTATTTGACCATCTGCTGATGGACTTGATGTATTTTTTAATGTGATAGTGTCACCTGTATCTGCAAATAAGTATATTAAATCATATTGATTTGTGTTTGTAATTGCTAATTTATCTAAATCATCTGATGTTCCTGATTCTGCTGCTGTAACTGTGATACTATCAGTAACTGTTAGCACACCACTAGATATAGTACGTGTGGCATTTGCTGGAGTAAATCCCAACATGCCTTGTGGATCTGGATCAGCATTCCATTCATTTGAACCAACGGGGGAACTCCCATCATCAGGATATGTGTTAGTGTCTACCTGTGTTGCGTGATTGTATAATGCTTTTCTAGCCAAGTTTTACCACCACTTTTTCATGAGTTCTTACTTTGTCGTTTAATCCTTCTTGAGGTGTGTGATTAAGTCTCTCTAGTAACTTAAAGATACCTTTCATTGTAGGCTTAGCCATGTGGCTATACTCCTGTAAATGTATGGTTTACGAAAATTTTCAGAGTGTCTGAAGATGTTTTGTTAAATGATGTGATACTGAAATGAGATAATACTTTTGTACCTGATGCTGGACTTGCTCCACCTACGTGAATACATCCACCAATGATTGCGTTTGCGTTAAAGTCTGATGTTGTCCAACTGGTTCTCCAAGTTACAATATCTGTACCTGCTCCAGTGTTATCAGAGTCACCATCATTAGTTTTAGGATAATTAGAATCGATTGCTTTTCTTGAAGCTGTAACTGGTGTTGCTACTTCGTTGTATGTGTCTGCTTTTGCTGGTGTTGCAGAACCTGTTCTTAATTCCATTCTTCCGTTTGAACCATCAAAGTCACTAGTTGGTGTTTCACCGACTGCTTGTTGTGCATAGAATAAATCTCCATCGTTTGTAACAATGTTTTCACCATATATCCAACTCTTCTCTCCATCTGCACTTGTTTTTACAATACAGATGTTAAGGTCTGGGTTTATCCAGTTTGTCTTTGGTGTTTTTGATTCAAAGAGTCCAATCATTCTAATAAGTCTAAGGAATATTGAGTATTTAAAGATTTTGTAACCATATACTTCCACACTTCACACACCTAATTTCTCCCTTATACTTAGGATCTACGAAAAACTTCCAATTACAGCATGGACACTTTTCATTAAAATTCATATTTCTAGGTTAGTTTGATGTTATATAAACTATTACAGTCTTGTATCTGCAACCAGTTTAGAAACTCCAGCACCACCGTTTGAACCATTTGCACCAGCTTGACCAGTTGAATGACGACCAGATCCACCAGTACCTCCAGTACCACCTGCAACATCTATTGTTCCGTTATTAGTTAATGATTCATAAACTAAAACAACTGCGCCACCACCACCAGCACCGTTACCTGAATTTGCTGCTGCTTGTGAACCATTAACTCCATTTTGTCCTTTAGCTTCTACTTTACCACCTGAACCTATAGTTATTGTTCTTGCAAATATGATTACTGTTCCTCCTCCACGACCACCGGCTCCACCATTACCACCGGCTAATGTATTAACATCTTCTGCTGCACCGGAAGCACCACCACCTCCACCTGCACCCATTACTTGTGGAAATGATCTATGAAGGTCATTTGGATTAAACATTACATCTGGGTATGATGGTCTTACATATACTACAGCATCGGTTGCAACTCCACCATCTTTACCACCTGTATCACCACCTTTACCACCTGCAGCTCCTGTTTGTGTTATACCAAAAGCACCAACTCCGTTTGTTCCTTGAACTCCATCAAATCCCGGTATGCTCCAGTTATTTTGTGGTGATGTTGCTCCAGCACCACCTGCTTGTCCTTTTTCATTATTTGATATTGTTCCGTTAAGTGTTAATGTTCCATCCACTCTGATTAACATTATATCTCCATTAGAACCATTAAAACTAAGTGTTACTCCAGAATTAACAGTTAAAGCTGTATAATTTTTTTCTGAATTTATTGTAGAATTACTAGAAATTGTAGCTGAACTATCAGAACCATCACCATATACATCAGGTATTCTAAATGCCGGAGTTACAGGTCTTGTTGTTACATCTACTGCTGTAACACCAGATCCATCTGTGGTGGCTTTTGCTACAAGAATAGAATCAGTTGGTACAGTTGATGATGTTGTTTTTGTGAAACTCCATGATTCTGCTTCTGAGCTAGAATCTCTTGCTATAGTTATCCATATATAATTAGTAGTTGATTGTGTTAAACTTGATACCGTTTCTTGAGCAGTACTCTCAACAAATAATCCTTTTAACCTTGCCTTACCTGTAGATATATTAACAGCTAATCCACTTCCGGCTGAAGGTGTAAATCCAGTTATAATATAATCTCCTACGAATGAAAAAAATTCCTCAAAATCAGATGGTTCTATTATCTTTGCTGATATTGAATCAGATCTAGGAATTAATACCTTTGTCATCTAACTCACCGATATCTGCCATTCTACTATAGCTCTCTTCGAATTAGTTTTTACTAGTGGGCTTGAATCTACTACTCTAGCAACCATTAATGGTGATCCTTGATTATCTCTAAGACCTATCTCATTCCATGTCCAATTTGCTTCAGTATAACCAAAATCAACAGAAACATACAATGTATTAGTCACATATACCCTATCACCAGATGCAATTGTTTTCCATAATTTATTAGAAGATGCTTGTAAGTCTGTTTGTGTGGCACTAGCTGCAGTAGTTGAATCTCCTGTTCCTATACCATTGAAATATCCTCCACCAGAAATATTACCAAGATATTTTAAGATTGATTCTTTACCAGTAGTTACTAAAAGATTTTTAGATACTGTATCTTTTATTAGTTTCTCTGTACCATCTGCCTGTTTTTCCCAAGCTCGTATTCTAACATTTCCTGTGTATTTAAAATCATGCTGAGCCATATGTATCACCGTTTACTCTTTGCCCTCCATAATTTGATGAGCCATATGTTCCTCTATTCTTATCATATATATTGGATTGGTTTGCCATATTTAAGGTTTGTTGATGTTGCTCTGTTTGAACATTTGTTCCAGTCAACGTAGCCGTAACAAATAACTCTGGAGATTCATAGTCTCTAATTTCCTTAATGGTTGTAATAGCACTTTCAACATTATGTAGTTTTTCTACTATCTGTTTATCATATTCAAGATAATCAAACGCATACTCTCCAATGTGTATGACTGTATTATATTCAGGATATGTCCAATCTATTGATTTTATTACATATGGTGAATTAGAAATACTAAGTAATGAGTTTGTTACATATATTAAATCATTTTCATTTAAGAAATTATCATGTTCTCCTAAATCTATTTTTATTTTTCTTACTATATCTTTATACTTTTGTAAGTAACCTTGTACAAATCTTACACCATCACTTCTGTTTGATATCCAAGGCATGATCATTCTCTTTGCATGAACACCATATGTATCTATACTAGATTGTCTTGTACCCCTAATAAATAATGGTTTTTCATATTCATAATCTGCTACAATGGTTCCACTAACAGGAGATGTAAAAGAAACTGTTTTACCAACACTATCTAAATTAAAATCAGCTTCTGGTGTTAATTCAGTTCCATCATCTGTAATCTTTATTGATACAGCTCCATTGTTTAAAGTTATTTCACTGACATTGTTTTGACCTGATAAAGTTTCCACCGTATGAAATCTTAAGTTCTCACCTAGAACTGTTAAATCATTAACGATTTCAGTATCATCATATCCGTTTTCTAATATTTTTGCGTTTGTACCATGTGTTTTTGTTTCATATGTTTGATTGTATTCAGCAGGTTCAAAAACAAATTGTTTGTTTGGTGTTGTATAAAAAACTTTGTTTACTAATACTGCAAAATTTCTAACAATATCTAAAAGTTTACCATCAGCAGTAAATTTAGTTACAATTAAGTTGGATGTATTACCACGACTTACCCATTCAAAGTCTGTATTATTTGTAATTAAATCTTCTAGGATAAATTCTGGTGATTTCAGATCATATACAGTTCCTCTTACTTCTGTATCTGGTAATACCTTACCAAATGATTGTGCAATAATTTCTTTCTTTACTGTTTTATCAGCAATCTTTGTAACCTTCCCACCAAATTTCATAACAGATCTAGGGTTTGCTTTCTCATATAATTTCTTTGCTTCACTATCAACTATATTATCATTATACAATCTTACTCTTGATATACTACCATTAAAGAAATCACTCGTATGGTCTCTTCCAATTCGTAATACATTAGTATCTGTTAAGTTTGTTGTAGATGAAACTGTTCCTTTAGATGTGTTATCTATTTGTAATGTAATTAAATTACTTGCATTTCTAAAAACTCTTATGAAATGCCAGTTACCATCATTATAACCTGCTGAAGAACTTGTTACTGTTGATGATCCTATAGAAAATTTTACATCACCTGCT